AAAACAGTATTGCACGTGGCATAGATGCAATGTATGGAACCGTTTCAGCATAAATTACTGCACCAAGAGCAGGAGGAACGAGAAATTCTAGGAAATATTGTCCAGTAACATAGTTAATCGTATTAACGATTGGAATAATTACATTATTGGGACCGAAAAGAGCGCCATTATTAGTACCAGCAATTGGAGAGTCCATTAAAACCAAGGCATTACCATTGCCATCAACTGAGGTGAAGGTAACATTGTTCTTCAAAACAGGTATAGATGGCAATATCCCATTAAAAGCAGTAAGAACGCCATTACCACGCAGTTGCGTATCGATAATGGTATTGAGTTTAGGGTAGATGCTGAAGAACTGTTCTTGCGATTGAGAATAGAGCGATTGATAGCCAGCTATATACACAGGATCATGAATACTAATATAGCGATTCTTAAAATCGTAGAGCGGGTCTGTTGGTACGGTTGTATTTGTTTCATAGACATCAACATTCGGTGTACAAAAGAATTTGAAATTGCTTCGTAAAGCAAATAAACGCAGATGTTCTGGGAAGTCATAAAGGATAAATGTATTAACATAATTATCTATATCGATATCAGTGAGTTGGGTTGTCGACGGACTCCTCGTCAATCGACGTACTTTAGTACGAATATCTTGCAAGGTAGCCATCTAAACTCCTCTTTATTAACTAACATCATCGTCAGTATTAGGCCCATGAACGGACATGCCAAACTCTTCATCCTCGGTGGTATTATAATACTCGCTATCAACCTCGAAATCTTTATCTTTTGGTAAATCCAAGATCATATCCCGGCAATTAAGCCTGAAGTTATCCATTATGTCAGCAAGCTCGGCCTGAAAGTCCTCATCAAAAAGCGGAATAGCTACCGTAAGATTGGCTTGGCGTAATATATTCGCCATTTGAATATCATCTACATTGGTTACCATGGGATCTATTTCTATTGGATTACCAGATAGAAAAGAACATTTTCCTAAGAACTTAGATTCAAAAAAGGTATCCGCCGAGAACAAGAGAATCACTAAGTAAAAATGGAGTACTAGCATTTTAAACTCCTACGGTAATACGTTTACTACAGCAGAGTCTAGACTATCACTAAGTTCACCGACAGGAACAACTAATGCGCATGTATTAATATGTGGATCTGGTAGCGGAATAATAGGTGGTGGAGGTGGTGGTTGTACTGGCGGTGCAATAAATGGATCAAAATACGTTGTATCAATATCAAGAGTAAATGTTGTGGGACCGGTTACGCTAACCTGACCAACCAATTTATCGGCCTGGAACATGCCGCATGCTCGAGGGATATATAATCTTACGAAAGCGCCTGAAAGATAATCATGGTCGAACGTCGTTGTAACCAAGGCCGGATTAGAATTAGTTATATTTGCTATAAGCCGCATAGCCGGCTGAAATGTTGGTGATGGATTAGCATAACCGATATTCATCGTTATATCCCTGTTTGCTCAACCGTAATGATTTCTTTAGCCGTTCCAATCATGTCTTCGTCAGCAATAAATTCTAGACTCTGAAAACCAAAACGCCTAACTTTCTGGCCTATACGCATTGCTGGTTTACCATCAGCATCTTGCGAATAGGTATGTATTGGATACGCACCGTTCTTATTAAGATGCTTAGCAACACCAAGCGGTATGGTATAGACTTGTCCATCGAAGAATTCAAACTTCTCTACTGGATCTTCTTTGTATGCCTTATATACAAAGGCCATCGATCCACCTGGGACTTCATAAAAGCGAAATATCCCTTTCACCATCTCACGATCTTTATCACGTTGATAGCGAAGGTTCTTTTTAGGGGTTTCTTTAGTGTCTCTTATATTTGTCATAGCTCTCCTCGTTTATGGGGTGGTGTCACGGTACCGCTCGGTACCGTGACAAGAACTTAACTAACTACATATTAAATGATTTACCTGCGCGCCAATAAATAACTTCAGCATTTAAACCAGCAGGGCTCAATGCGCCAGCTGCAAGTCCCATGCCAATGTAACTAATATTGACCGTAGCATCATCTAACAAGTTGGTATACAGCGCACTTGCTGTCTCGCCAACAGGAACAACTTCTGCCGGAGTGAACGGAGCAGCAGCTGTCAGAGGCATTGCAAATGGTGTAAACCCTGTCGTATCAATATCGACCGTAAAGGTATTGTTGCCAACACCAACAGCGATATTTCTAGCGACAATCGTACCTGTCATACCATCAAGTTCAATCATACCCCAAGCAGCTGGGATTCTGAAACGAACTTGTTGCCCAACCGTATAATCATGTTGAACCGATGTGGTTACAACAGCTTGTACAGCTTGAGTGATTTGAACAGGGGTGCGGCGACGTGGATAGAACAATGGGTTTGTGGTAACAATACGATATGTACCAGCTAATGCAGCAATAGGTTGTGGTGCATAAGCAAGAGCAATACTCGTGTTATTGACAACAGCACCAATGGTAAAATCGATACCACCAAATTGTTGTCCGCCTGCAATGTTGTACAGACGAATAACGTGGCCATCATTAGTAACCATACCTTGTGTGTTAGCAGTCAAGACCAATGGAGGCAATGCAGCTGTAACGTTTGTTGTTGCTATAGGAGCACCAATAACAGGAATACTTGTATCAATAAGCGTAAAGCCTGTTGGAGCAGCCATAACGTTATTAGAAAGCACTTGAGTTGCAGCAGCGTGCCAGTCAATGAAACCTGTTCCTGGCGCCATACCACGTTGCCAATAAAAGTGGACACCGGTATTAATAGTACCGACTGCCATTTGTGTGGCATTCCATACATCCATCCAGTCTACACTCGAGCGTAATGGAATCGTGGTAGCAAGCCCATTAGAAACAAAAGAACCTTGTTGAATTATTGTATTATCAGCCATCGTATTTCCTTTCTATTAAGCAAGAGTTGCACGTAGGTTGATAATCCAAAGATCATTGCAAATTCGTGGTACTTCCGCGAACTTGTAGCCAACGCTTGCATTAAGAGCAAGAGGGCCATCATATATTGGAGGACGATAGATAAAGTGTGCGCTATATCCATCTTGTTCAATACATGCATAGGCTTCCATGCCAACACAGAAAATGTTATACACATCTGCGCCAAGATTAGAAGCTAATGGATTAATTGAACCAATCGATGATACTAAGAAGCGAAGGTTGCCAATTGAACCCCATTCTGAGCGAAGAGCATTCATTGGTGATGGGTATTGGTTTTTATGAATGAAACCATTAACCGCATCAAGATTGCCCGTCATTCTGGTCGACGTCAAAGCAAAGTACGCATCACGTACTGGCGCTGTACCGAACTTATTCTCACCTTCAATGTTCAATCTGTTACTTTTATGACCTCTTATGAGGCGGGGAAACCTCTTCGGATCTCCCTCCAGATCTTATCGAATCTGGTTCAGACTATCGCATCGCCTTTCGGCGTCTTCTCACTTAGTCGTTCAGGCTGATCTACAAATTCATGCTTAGTAGCATAACTACCTAATGGTGCAATGTGGTATCCATCACCAAAATGAATTACTACTTTTCCTATAGGAACTACAACTTCTTTTCCGTCTATATAATAAATCTTGCCATGAATTTTGTTCATATCTTGCCCCTTGTCACCGGTTAGTTAGTTAACCACTTCGGCTTCCAAGTCTATCAGAGAAGATTTTACATGGACATACATTCTATCCATGATGGTATAAGCATTGGCATTGAGCAGTTCACGTACAACGACATCAACGTCTGCACGAGTAATTTCTGTAGGATTATCACCATTCACACCGCCGGTGCAATTAATGAATCCTGCAGTTGCAGCAAGCATGTCTCTCGTGAGCTGATCCTCTGTTTGACGAAGCGACACGCCCAAACGTGCGGCGCATTCATTCAATACAGGATCTTGGCTTTGCAAAGTCACTTGCTCATTGAGTTGTACGTAGGTGCCATAAAAACTAATACGGGCATCTATATCCACTGCTGTAAGTTGTTGGGATGGGGGTGTAACACCCGTGTTTCCCAATGGAACCATTGCAGTAGCTAATGGATTATAACGACGCATTCTCAGCGTTGTACCACCATTACGAGGCATTTGCTTATGCATAGCCGCGATCTTGTGGATCATGTTTGGTACTGGTACCGACAGCAGCTTAAAGCTAAAGCTTTGTTGCACTGGGGCAGGGAGTACCGATGTAGTTGTAATAGGCATAAGAACTCCTTGAAATACAGAACATATTTCAAGCTGGCGAAGCTTAATGTACGCCGTGGGCTCGATGAACACCCGATACATCGACCCGGATATACCCCCGGGGTGGTGTGAGCTAGCGAGACTCAGTAGGAAGGCCGTCTTGCGGACTGACTTTTCCTAATACGCTGGATTGACTATAGCACTAGTATGGACAAAAAAAAGACCCGCCACGTGAAGGAGAGAAAAGTGGCGGGTAGTCTAAGCCATGCGCGGCTGTGTCAAAGCCGGTTACTTGTGTGCCGTAGGTAAAGGAGAGAACTACGGGCATATTTAAGTTACTATTTATATAATCTTTGGCAAGTTGCAGACTCAAAATCACATATCTTTCTAAGCGCAATATCTGAGCTGGAGATGCTAATATATATAAATAGGATCAAAAGTAGCAGCGCCGTAATAACTGAAATTAATGGT